TCCATTTCCAATCAATGCTACGAAGAGTTCCGTATTGCATTTTAGAATATCCAATAATTTTGCGTTTGTATTCTTCGGTAATAGGCATTTCTCTTTCGCAAACAAAACCAGCATCAACATCATCTGGCAAATCATCAAAAATGTTTGGTGCACCTGGTCGAATCCAGATGTCAGCATCAATAATTGCTACTTGATCATATTTTGGTAAGTAGGTAAAGGCGTTTTCTTTTTCAAAGATAGGCAGATATCCACCATGCTTTTCATAAGATTCTTTACTTCTATTTGTTGCAAAGACATCTGGCTTAATCATTAAGATAGGAGACTTTTGAACGATATGTTCAATATTATGGGCTTTGCAGTATTGCGCCACCGATTCAACACAATGGTTATACAATGTTGAGCGTTTGCCCACACATACTTGATATATCATTCGTTTCATTATTTTATTCCTATCCGGTTTTTGGTTGAGCTTCTTTTGCCGAGAACTCTTCAACAATTTCGCCCTCCATAAACTCTTTAACAATTTCCGGTTGGGTTTCGGCTTCTTTAACAATTTCTGGTTTTGGTTGAGCTTCTTTAACAATTTCTGGTTTTGGTTGAGCTTCTTTAACAATTTCTGGTTTTGGTTGAGCTTCTGCTGCTAAAAACTTTTCAACAATGGTATTTATTTTATCATAAACTGCACCAACAATAGAAAGATTTTGTGCAGTAAATACGCCAGCTTTAGTAGACGCGTCAATCACTTGCCGTACAACTACCAGATCATTAATATCTAAATTTGTTGATTGTGATGCTGGTGGGCTAGATTTAACAGCAGCTTTACTTTTGGGCGCTGATTTTGTTTTTTTGGTCATGTGTAATTTCCTTTAGCATAATTTTACATAATTTTTTAGTTTCATCAAAAGTAGATTTAAATCTATTTTGCCGATATCCATTCTTCAAAAACCATTTAATATTATCTATTGTACCAGTTTTTCTATCGGTTGGCAAATTTAGATCATTAAATAATTTTTCGACGCTAGATCTTAATACTAGAATTTGAAATATATTCATTACTTATCCTACAATATAGTTATAAATTTCTTTCCAGTTTTTCATAACTGGCAATTGTTCATATAGCATATTATGAGAATGCTCCATAATAATCGATTCAAGACCTAAACGATCCCCTAATTCGGCATTTTCAATTTTATCTTCTACCCATATATATCCGCTATTTTCATAAGGGGCAAGAACTTCATCTTTATCAGCGCCAGTATCGGTAAAGATAAACTGTTCAAATGCCGTTTTACCAAAAAGTTTCTTAGTATTTTTAATCCGTAAGGCTTGAGCTGTTGGATCTAGCGACAAAGAAGTAATCATATGGAAAACATACCCGTGCTTGCGATGTAATAGATCAATATAATGCATAGCGTCGCGTAATGGCGGTAAAAATCCAATAGTTGAAGATTCATTAAAAAAGCGGACAAGCTCTTCTTTTTTATCAGACGTAAGATTGTATCGTGTGCCAATATCATATGCGTCTGGATCACCAGTTTTTTCATAACCATGATGTTCCATCCAAACAGTAAAGGCGTACTCCCAATTAAGTAGCACACCATCGCAGTCCGTTAGAATGACTTTATCTAGGTTGTTCAATTTTTTCATCATGTAGTTCTCCATTAATATAATATTATTATAGCGTTTGATTAATGGATTGTACACCCTTATTTTTAATTTAATAGATTATTTTTTTATCATAGTGTCATTATCATCACTAAAATATAATAATTCTATAGGTTTAATTTTTTTTTCTTTTTCAATAGATTTTATTTTAAAATCTTTTTCAATTGATCGAATTTTTTGCTGCCCTCTTTTTTTATTACGAGGGTCGTATCTTCCAAATTTTGCCATAATATATTAAAAATCACTTTCCCCATGACCACCAGCGGTATTTTCTATTTCTACTGCAAATTCTTGATATCCACCAATGTGTTTATCATGCCAAAAAATTTGTGGTACAGTTTTTGCATTTGGTACTAATTTAAACATTTCATCTCTTTTGCCTGGTTCATTAATATCTATATAGTTATAATCAAGCTGCCATTCAGTTGCTAATCGCACAGCTCTTTTGCAATATACACAGCCTTCTTTTCCGTAAATTTTTATTACACCCATGTTAATACTTCCGCTAAATTTGGTCTATCTTCAGTTGAATTTTTATATTTTAATACATCTGCATAGCCAGCAGACATTAAAAATTGTACATCGTCTTCTATAAAATCAAGTTTATTATCTAGCCATATTTCTTTTTTAACATTAAAATCTGCAAAGCATAATGTATAAGAAACATCTAGGCCAGCTTCAATTAATAAACCACTTAAAATGGTAGCATGCATTCCTATTTCAATATTTGTATTTTTTAAAGTATAATGAGTTTTATAAATTGCTGGATCCATTGGTGGCTGCTTATGACCACCTGATAAATCGCTTTGTACTTTTGCATTTCCGGTAGCAAGTCTTACAGTATAAATGAATTGATAAGGCGCAGTTAATAAATTATAATTTGATCTTACCCTACTATACGCCGAAACATTATATAACCCCTGATTTATATTTTTATTAAATGGGCCAACCGCATAAACTTTATACGGTATTAAATTTTGTTTTGATGCCACAATATCATGCGTGCTTGTCAAAGCATCTGATATAATTGTTTTATCGGGGGCGCGGGTTTCATCATACCATCTAATTTGATTGCGTTTTGCAAAGGTATTATAAATCATAATAAATCCTTATAAATTAAGCATATCTTTTGTCATAATATAATCTCGAACAAAATCTGAGCGAACAATATCTGCCCATTCAAAATTAACTATTTTGAAAAACCGCATTTGTTCAATAATAGATACAAATTGTAAAATGCCGTCTTTTTCATCTTTATATTTAAAATCGGTTTGTTTCGAATCACCACTAAAAATTATTCGGCAATCATTGCCAACTCGAGTAATAACAGAATCCAATTCATGAAAATTAAGATTTTGCATTTCATCAACTACAATAATAGTATTATCAAAAGTTGCACCCCTAATATAAGAAGTGGTTTCAAATTCTAATTTCTTTTGAGTAACAAGCTTATTATATGCGCCGCCATATCCAAAGATTACGTCACAAATATGTTTATACGGCACTTTATATGGTTCTTCTTTTTCCTCTTTAGTTCCGGGTAAATGGCCAGCATCTCGGGTTGCAACCATAGATCTTAATATCATTACTTTACGATATTTATCTGGATTATTAAGCATTTCATAAAATGCAAAATATAGAGCTATAAAAGTTTTACCAGTGCCAGCTGATCCAGATAAGACTAGATTATACCCATCTTCCCAATGTTCAAAGGCTTTTGATTGCCGTTCGGTAATAGGGTTAAATGGTTCAAGTTCTGCAGCATGGACTTGTAGACTATTGCTTTTTTTCATAATTAAATTCTTACGTTGTTATTACGGCCCGAACCAGATTTTACTCGGCCCAAAACGTCTTTGAATCCATCTGGCGTTTTGTTTATAATATTACCAACACCGCTTACAATTTTTGGTGCAGATAATTTTTGAATTACATCAGGCATTTCATTCAAAATAAGTTGCAATTCTTCATATGAACATACTACATCCCATTCGTAGGCTGTGGCAGTGTCTCTCAGGGTGTACATAGGCATTAATCATCTATCTCTTTATCGCCCTCAATTCCAAATAAAACATTTTGATAAAATTCGTATATATCATCAAAAAGCTTATTGGAATTGAGGTATTGGGCTACATTATTTTTGTTATACAAATTATACTTATAATCTTCTGAAAGCGTTATATTTAATCCATCAGCATCCCAGATCATGGCTTGTAATAAAGATATTTTGTAATCTTTCATCATTCCAACTAATCTATCAATAAACAGCCTATGATTTTTATTACTAGCAATATTTATTTCGTCTATTTGATATTGCAATAAATTAATTAAATCTTCATAATAAGAATCTAGCTCAGTCTCTGGCATTTCTTTCAGAATTTTTCTTAGTCCACCTTTAAGCGGATAGCCGTGGATATCCTTATATAATTCTGAAACTTTAGTGAACAAATGTTTCGTCATTTTATACAACACCCCTTATTAATAATTGGTAATACTTCAGAATTATTTATAAGGAAGATAATAATAATTTAATTATTGATTTTTTTTGTCTTTACATTTTTACGGCGAATTCTTCGGAATTTAGAATAAAGGCGCACAGTTCGGTCAGTTATTATACGTTTTACATTTTTTCTTCTATGCCGTGCTGCTTCTGATTTTGCAATTCTTTCAGCTTTAGTCATGCTGCAATCTCCTTAAACCAATTTGGTGTTTTACGTTTAGACCAAGACATTTTAAATCTTGCTTGCTTAGTTTGATAGAATGCCCGATATGCCTCAACCGGATCGTTGAGAGCAATGCATTCTGGATTAGACGCCATAGCCAATTTAAATGGTGTACGTCCAATATCTGGTATTTTAGTAGGAGGTTTTACTAAAATATCTTTTAGCTTTGTTATACTGAGATGTTGTTTATTATAGCGATATTCAAATTCTTCGCCAAGCGCAATAAAGTGCTCATAATGCCAATTGTAATTATCTTTGGATTCTGCTGTCCATACTGTGCATGGATGATGATAATGAACTGCTTTATATAGCACATTATCCATATTATTGTTGGGGTGAAGGTAATGCCAAACCATGCGTTTGCCGGATTTTGATGGCCGTTTTTCAGCGTGACCATCTAGCATACGGTGCACGGTCGAAAGCATTTGTGCTGATTCTAAAATCATTTTAACAACATGCTTATCACATTGTTGTTGAGCAGCCTCAATTGGGCATTCAGATAATACAAATAAATTCATAATAATATCTCCAAGTTATATACTATATTACCACATTTAAAGTGGATTGTAAATAGCTTATTTCTTTTTTGCGATATTTTTTGTTTTTGTTTTAACCACAATTTTTTCTTTTTTTTGTAATTTTATTCTCATATTAAAATGGTTAGCGCATGCAAATTCGGTTTGTTTATCGGTCCAATTAAATTTTTTTGATATTCGAGATAACATTTTAATCCGAGTATCTGCAGCGCCATCCCACTTAGAAATAGCTTCCCAAAGAATTTTATCTATTTCTATCCAATTCATGTAATCTATAGCCATAATCTAATATTTTATACTTTCTAATGCGTTGTCACTAATTCGGTTTTCTTTGATGATATATAGGATTCAATATATTGTTTTTTCACTATGACCTTTTTAGCTAGGTCTTGCTTTCCTTCTTTTCTGAGTTCGTTTGCAAAAATTTCGAGTTGAGCTGAATCTTCTTGTAATCTCTTCAGTTGTTGCTCTAGCATCAGACTTCCTTTAAAGTGAAAAAACTGGCTCGTGCAAAGCACGGCCAGTTCAGTATTAATTAGTTGTTAATGTGAATAACATATGCATTTTATGAATCAGACAATAACCCTGGGAAGGCCTCCATTACTGTGTTGCGGGTAATACCTTTAATAGCTTTTTTTTGAATCATGTTTAATACAATCTCTGCATCTGCTGGGTGGATAGATTCCAATAATTGCACATATAGCTTTTCGCGTTTAGCTTTAAGCATGCTGTCGCCAGGACCGCCTTTTACAAAATATCGGAATTTACTATTTTGTCTGCTCAGAGACGATGGAATAGAGTCAATTTTATTTGCTTCATATGGCGGTATGCCAGATGGAATATTCCAAACAATATTTGAATCGTAAGATCCACGTAAAATATCTTTCAACGCCCACGATTCATGATTTTGTAAAATTTGAATCGTGTCGGCCTTTTTCTTTTCACGGGCCGCCGCGTGAATAATTTCATGAACTAATAGCATTTATTATATAAACTCCTGTACACTTTCTAATAACAATTTACATCGCTTCTGAATCAAATATGGGAAAACCTTTCCCCTATTACTTGAAGGGTTTTGGCTTTCATAATTATTTATAATTTCTTTAACGACAGAAATGGGCGTTTCAGTCAAATCTATAAGTTTTTTATTTCGCATGTAGTTTCTATATGCATCTGCACCCATCGCTGCTTCCAGATTATCTGCAGCAAGCCAAGTCTCAATTTTCTTTTTAGTTAGCGGGGTTTGCCTACGGCCTTCAACAAATACATTATCATCAGATAATACATTAGGGATGCCATCACTAGCGTCACCCTTAAAAATATGTTGAGCAAAATACAACCGCGGATTATCTTCTTTTACAAACTTTTTAGTCATTGGAGAATACTGACGAATATTCTCATATTTGTGCAATTGAATAAAATCTTTATCAGCAGAAATAATCATTACTGGCTCATGCTGACCAAACTCTTGTGTTCCTAAAGCAATATGAGCAATAGCGTCATCGGCTTCACAGCCTTCTTGATGAATTACTTTATATGGAAAATGATCACGAATTTCATCACGAATTAAATTAATAATCCGAAACGCTTCATTCCAATCAATTGTAGATTCTTCACGCGCATTTTTGCGTTTGAATTTATATTGTGGAAATGCATCTTTACGCCAATTACCTTTACCATCCGCCACAATAACAATTTCGCCATATTCTTTACCGAATTTTTGACGATACATTCTTATTGAATTAAGAATCATATGGCGAATAAGATTTTCATCTAAAGCTAACCGTTGCACAATAACATTACCAATAGCAACACCATTGAAATCAATTAAAATCATTATATACTCCCTATCGTTATATACTATTTTACACTATATTGATCGATAAGTAAACCCCCTAAAGGATTTATTTCATTTTTGCAGCAGCTTCTTGAACTTCGGCTACATCTATAATATTTTCACTTAATAAAATTTCTCTATTTCCAAGGTGATCGCGCTCAATATCAGCTTTATTTTGCCCAAAGTATTTTACTGCATGATGTTCATCAATTAAAATAGCTGCAGCCGTTGTATCACCAATAATAAAGTCACCAAGGATTCTCCCAAATTTGCCTTTCATATCTTCGCCATCTTTTGCGGCAAACGTTTTAAGGATACATTCTTTTTCAAGTAATTGTTTTAACCGATTTTTTGCGGCTATACCAAAAATTTTTTCAACTTTATCACTGGTTCGGGATTCCGGAGTGTCAATTCCCATAACACGGACGCGTTCGTTTTTTAACCAGATTCCGAATCCAAGATCAATATCAACGTCTACGGTATCTCCATCAACAACCTTTACTAGGTTTGCTTTATATTCATACATTTTTTAATCCTTTTTTTCTTTTAATACATGTTTGCGATGGATTTTGCCACCCACAAAGGCATTATAGTATTCATCGGGCTTTAATAACACATCCCGCACCATTTGTTCTCTCATTTCATAATACGAGCATTCACCCTTTGATATACATAATCGCAGTATTTCTCGTTTAAATCTATCTCTTCCCGAATTTTCAACAAGCAATTTAACTTCTTCACTTGAACCATAATAGTTTTGCCAATCAGATTGTGTTACTTTAACACGCTTTCTTTTATATCCTTTTAATGGCGCCAATCTTCGAGTAGACCATAGATTTTTTTTACCAACATATTTTTTATTATTTGTTAAATCAGTAATTAAATATACAAACCCGACGAAAGGCTTTATTTCCTCTTCCGTCGGGTTATATTCAATATCATTATAAAACCACATGTATTATCCTTTATTCGCATCGCGATAAATTTATTTATAATACATGTTAAGAGTTAATCTTCGGAGTCGTTTAGTTCATCAATCATTTCTGCTCGTATTTCGGTTCCACACATCGGGCAATGGTATGGATCATCATCGATATCGGTTGATATTACTACTTGTGTTTCAGTTTCACAAACATCACAGTCTAAATAAAAATATTTCATATTAGGCCTCACATGCTGCGCATTCAGTTGATATTACTCTTTTGCGGGTCAAAGATTGTGCTGCAGACATAGAAAAACTATAATACAAACTCTTAATACCCAATTCATGAGCATACAAATATAGCTGATTAATTTCCTTTACAGTCATATCTGGATCAAGCATTAGATTCAAGCTTTGACTTTGATCAATATATTCTTGACGGATTGCCGCT